AAGATTAGCTTGTGCTCTTCCTAAAGCACCAGCTTCCCAAGCAGCCTCTTCGGCATCTCTAGCAGCCTCTTCCTCAGCTGTGAACTGTACCCTCTCACCATTTATATTATGATATCTTGGCATTGTTTCTCCTTGTTATTATTAATTAATTCCGTATAAACAAATATCTCCAGCGTCTATATTGCCTGTATTAAATTTAAATTGTACTGCATCTATCGCAGCTGTCACATTACAATATCCTGCAACATGTATATCAAAAGAAAAATCTGCATCAGTCATCTGCTGAGTTCTTGCTATAAAATGTTTTACAAATGTTGTGGAGGATGGATTAAACAAATGTAGAAAACCACCTAAACAAGCATCATTTTCATTTGCTAACGATTGAGATAAATATTGAAAACCAGTTCCATTTGCTAAATCATAACCAGTATTATAAGCAAGTTGTGTATCTGAATCTCCCTCATCGTGTCTTGATTGGAAATAAGTCGTTGTTTTTGAGGCATCATAATCTGTGCTACCATCTCTAAAACCTACACTAAAAAATGCACCATCAGTAGCTGGGTGTATATCTTTAAATGTAAATAAATATTCTTTATAAGTATTATCTAATACAACATCACTAGAGCCATCAACAAAAGATAAGGTTGCAGAACTAGAGGCTGTTAATTTTTTAATAAATGTCATAGAGCCAGCAGTAAGACTACCAAATGCGGTTACTGATCTGACTCCCCTGTTATTTAATTTTATTATGCTCATTAGCTATCATTTAGTCCATAGAGTTTAAACGTGCCATCTATTGTTGTTGCACTTCCACCACCTGTATCAAACTGAAATCCTGTAAGTGCTGACGTGGTGTTACAATATCCTGCAATGAAAGTACTTTCTGATACACTGAGATGTGACATACCTTGTGTTCTTGCAATGAAATGTTTAACAAAAGTTGTAGATGATGGGTTGAAGATCATTAAATCGACACAAATACTTGCATCTGTATGACCACTTCCACCAGATTGTGCCTCTCCTAATACTTGATCTCCTGTTGATTGTGCTAAATCTGCAAATGTTCTGTAAGCAAATAATTGATTTGAACCATTTTCACCAAGTGTTGTTCTAAAAAATGTTGTAGTTTTTGTGACATTAAAATTAGTACCATCTGTTGTAAAATTTAAGTTTAAAGACCTATCATCTGCATCAAGGTGTGCATTTATAATTTTAACAAGATAAATAGGGTGTGTGTTATCAAATACAACATCTGATGAACCATTTATAAACGAAACTGTGCTTGCACTATCGGCTGTTATAGTTTTAATAAGTGTCATAGCACCAGAAGGAAAACCAGCAGCACTTGTTACACTACTTAAACTATTATTGTTATATTTAACTAACGCCATATAATTTAAATGTCCCCGAATCTATATTACCTGAACTCATTTTAAATTGTATTCTTGTTAAAGCTGTTGTGGTATTAAAATAACCAGAAACAAAACTTTCATTAGAATTAGGATCAGAAGTAGAATTTATATTTTGTGTTCTAACCATAAAATGCTTTACAAAGGTTGTGTCTGATGGATCAAACAAATGTAATATTGAACAACAATTATCATCATTATTGTTTGCAGTTGATCCAGATGTAAGTGGTACAAAACTTGTTGATTGTGCTAAATCACTCCCAGTATCATAGCTAAATCCAGTTCCTCCATCATCTTCTTC